TTGTTTGCCATGCTTCACTCTCCACTTGGCTGAATGTTTATGCTAGGATTGACGCCACCGCAGTAAAGTTAGTTGAGTTAGCTGATGCAGCAGTCGCCAGCAAACGTACATTGCCGCCAGAAATATCTACATCATAGGACGCAACAGCAGTGTCCGTATTAACCTCGCCATACTGTGTCGCCACAGCGGTAGTGCCATCATGCGTCACTAGAAGTTTTGTAATAGTGCGCTCAGTTGCAACTGTGTCAGTCGCAATAACGGTAATCTCAATACCAAGCGATGTTGATGCAGTATAAGACGCAACGGCAGTCTGCGTTGTGCTTGTAGTTGTAGCAGTCTGTGTGTCACCACCGCCACCAGCAATAGCACCCCACTCGCCATCAGCATAGCCCTCAAACTGAGCATCGTCAGAGTTATAGCGGATCATACCGTTTGACGGTGTAGGGCGCTGCGCTGTTGTGCCAGAAGAAAGCTGAACCGCGCCTGTGCCTGTTACAGCTAAGGTGCTAAATGAAGCCGTACCTGACGAAATATCAATACCAGTAACAGGCGTTGTCCCGTCCAGTAGATCATCAATAGCATCCCAGTTGCCGTTTAGATAGCCGCCCCAAGCGTCTTCATCGCCGCCAACGGTAGGCTTTTGAAAGCTATATGTTGTCGTAGTTGTCGCCATTATGCGGCCCTCTCTAAGTAATCAGCATCTGTCCATGTATCGCTAGGATCAGGTGCATCAGTCCATATGGTTGTCGGATCATCTGCGTCTAGCCACTTATACCGCGCATTTACATCCGTTGTCAAAGTTACGTCATCAGATGCAGCCATCAACCGAACACGGTTATAAGCTATATCTACAGACAATGTTGGCGTGATTGTAGCACGACCTACAACATCAATCACCCCATTTGATGTGAATGTGACACTTGCCGATATTGTCAGACTAACATCCGCAACCCGCTGGCCTGCCGCAGTTGTGCTGGAAGCTAGGCTAATAGACGCTGCACCTTCCTCTATGGAGTGGTTCTCGCCATAGATGTTCGTGCCGTAAGTGCGCAGACCATAACCGCTGCGATACCCGTCCACCTCTGCATATGTTTCTGCTAAGGAAACAACCAAGTTTTGCAGTGTCGCGGCAACTGCACCATCCTTGATGATGCCCCCAGATGCGCTTGCAGTGCCTGTTGATGCATCCGCAGATGCAAAGTCTATTACGCGGTTTGCAGTAGCTGTAACGCTTGCACTAGGTGTAACCGCCGCAGCACCTTGCTTAACTACCTCTGCGCCAGCCGTAACGCTTGCAGAGGATGTATCGGATGCCGCAAAGCTAATAGCATTAACCGCGCTAACAGTAACTGTGGCGCTGGGCGTGATAGTCGCAGCACCATCCGTTATAGAGCCAGATAAACCGTAGATATTCTGACCATATAACGCATCACCGTAATATGCGCGGTAGACAGCCATTAATCTAGCGTAATATCCAGATCACCAGTTGGAATGCGGAATACATCGCCATCGTTGATTGCTTTCGCAGTTGTCAACGCAGAGTGAACAATCATGTCACCACCCGATGATGCAGTCATAACCCCAATGTGCGAGATTGTACCCCAGTTGCCGCCTGATGCCGCAGGGAACTCAACCGCCGCTGTATTTGTTGCCGTATCCGCAGTCACAGAGAACGTAACCGCAGTACGCGCATAACCAGTGCCAGTTGATACCTCTGTGCCAGCAGAACCAGTATCTGTTGGATCAGATGTAAATAGTGCAATGTACCATGCAGTCGGACGTGTTACGCTTGTTGTCGTAAACACATAATCCATAACGTGGTTTTCGTAGGTATTTGTAAAAGACATGGATTTCTCCGTTAGATATATCTAGGTGAACCATACACCATTTTATTACGAATAACTAGTGATGCGCATTCTACGGCCTGAACCGCTAAATCGCGTATCGTCGGATGCTTTCTGCAGTGACGCTAAACCATTCTGATAAAGTGTCGTCCAAACAGGAATGCGATTGTCATCTAGCAAGTAAGGCGCAGATTGTAATAAAGCGCCATACAGGTAGATATCTGGATCAGACTGAAGCAGCCAATTATATGTATTACTATCGCTCAACGCAGGTATCTGCTCGTAATATGTAAGCTGCATGCTATATTCACCGTCTGGGGTGGGGAATACCTCAATGCTTTCGCCAACATGACAGTAATACTTGGGGCGACCAGAGGTATCTGCATTTTGCTCACGATACTGCAGCATATCTTCAATGCCGATAATCTCTAAGCGGAATGTAGGATTTGACGTAATGCCAAAGCGAATTGTCTCAATCCAGTTTGCTGGTAGCTGCACATAACGACTATCCAGCGTAGCATCGACGCGCTCAATCATCTTGTAGTGACGCAGCTTACGATTAAAGTCAGCCTCTGCAAGACTGATAAAATCAGGAATAACGCTCGTAAGATCATCGCGGTTTAGCCAGTTGGCTATCGCTGTCTTTAGTTCTGCATAGGTTGTAATAGCCATTACCACTTAACCTTATCTGCCCAATATGCGGCGCTCATCTTGCCCTTGGCAATGTTTTTAGCGTGCCTTGCCTTAAACGACTTAGCACGCTTTGTCATAGTTTTATCGCCCGTCTTGCCCTGCTGACCAAAGCGAATTGTTTTAACCTTATCACCCTCCTTAGCCACAACTACGTGTGACTTAGTTTTATGGCTTGGAGTGCGCTTGGGTTTATTATAACCCGATACTCCAGCGCGGGCGAGGCGGGGGTCTTTAGGCATTACATTCCCATCGTTGCTGGGTTGATACCCATAGAACTTAAGTACCGCGCATAGCCGCGACGATAGTTTGCTGGGTCAACATAAAGATCAGCGCCCGACATAGCTGCGCGCTCTGCGTCAACAAACTCACGGAACGACATTACGCCCTGCGGCATGGATGGCGCAGCGGGCGACATGCCTGATGGATAAGGTGTTTTAGTCGAGTAATCTTGGCGACGAGTGTAATCTCCAGCGTAATCTGGGGTTATGTTTGGCTGATCGTAAAACTCAGCACCGCGTGTTCTTAGCGGAACTGCTTGATTACCAACTCTTGGAAGTGGCATATCAGGCATGCCACGACCAGCCTCGCCCATAGGCATTGTTGCATAACTTGGGGCGGGCGCAGATTGCGCGGTTGTTGCGCGAGGTGCCAACATAGAACCTGCAAACTCACCACCCCGACCAATGCCATATACGTCTGGATTTACGATTTGGTTCATCACAATCTGTTCTTTTTGTGCTTCAGAAAGTAAGCCCTCTGGACGCAGCTTTGGTCTAAGCATGTTACGCGCAGATGTGCGGGCTGCAATCTTCTCTACATTATCCTGCGCCTCAAGCGGTTTAGCAAAAAGATTACCTAGAGCAGACAGCAAACCGCCGCCCTCAAACTTATTTCCAGATGCGCCAGCACCGCCACCGTCTAACATATCCATCAGGCCAGTAAAGCGTTTGCCTGTCGCGGCCTTACCGCCAAACATTGCGCCTAGCTCACCGCCGCTTAGCGCGTTCAAAGCACCTAGTCCTGCAAGTAATCCTAGAGGGTTCATTTCTTTTTACCTTTTTTGCTTTTGCTCAGCTTTTTCAAGTCTGCGCCAGTAATTTTCTTGCGTGGTGGAGCCACTGCGGCTAACTTTTTTTGCTTTGGGCTATACTTAGAATACGGCATTAGGACTTCACCTGCTTTTCCCATTCATAACACTTAACCTGCGTGATTGTATACGTTGGATATTTCATCTGCAAAGATGGAACTCCGTTCTGCATAAAATCAGCAATGCATTCATTCTCATCGACATACGCAGGGCCGCCGACTGCAAAACAGTAATTCTGAGCGCACAAGAGAACAAACGCGGTAAACATCACATCACTTCTTTACTTTCTTCTTAGCTGTCTTAGCTGCTTTCTTAAATGCTGCAGCAGTTGGCGCACCTTTTGCACCAACCTTGCGCATCTTTTCGCCAGAGCCTGCTGCAATTCTCTTACGCTTTGCATGAATATTTGCATAGAGACCCTTTGGCATTACTTCTTGCCCATCTTGGCGCGACACTTACCCATACGCTTACACGCTGCAGGTGTGGGACAACCTTTACATGGTTTAAAACCAGCTTTGCTTCCCATTTTCTTTCCATACGCCATAGCTAACTCCTTTTGCTGCAAACGTATCACATTACGCTATTCCACGCAAATTCCTTCTAATTTCACCCCGCCAGCTAGAGAATGACCCAGACAAAGCCGTTGCAGCATCAGAAGCCATCGTCAAACACAGCGCATCAGCTAAGTCAGGCGAAGCCAAGCCGCGCTTGCGCATCTCATCCTTACTTTCAGCTTTCATTTTGCCTGAACTGGTAAAGCTATAACGAATGCTGGTTAGCTCTGCGACAAGCTGGTCATTCTTCGGTAGCTTACAAGAACGATCCTCAAGCCAACCCTTCGTCTTAAACCAAAGCTCGCTTCTAAGGTTTAGGTAGGTATCGCCCATAGATGGGCTTTCAGCAACATTCACGCCGCGCACAGGTAGGCCAATCTCACGTAGGCGGTCAACCACACCTGAGCCTACGCCAATGCTATCGACAAGTATCTCTTTGGGCTGTCTGCTTGGCGGCAATCCTTCATACTCAGCAACAACACGACCTACAGTCTGCATCAAGTCCAGCCCAGACCAAGCTCTAAGCTCAGTCACAATCGGACCCTGACGCTTACACAGCGCAGTCTTATCCTGCCCAAAGCGCGCTACGT